CGCCTGCGCTTCGTCCTCGTTCGCCCGCACGGTGACTTCGGTGGCGGCTCGAGCAATGGTGTCCCAGCCCTTCAGCGCATCCGCCTTCTCTCCCGTCGCCGGCTCCCGGCGGGCGGCAGCCTGCAGAACATCCAGGCTCGAAGCAGCCGCTTCGACCTTACCGTCGAGCTCGGTGATATCCGCGGTGTTGGTGGCCACCTGCTGGGCCAGGCCGTTGGCCGTCTCGATCGACTGTCCGATGTCGGCCCAGTAGGTCGCGTTCGGCGGCGAGGCGTTGAGCGGCACCGCCTGCTTCGCTTGATACAACCGGTTGCCGACCCGCACGATATCGTTCTTCGCGTAGGTCTTCGTCGGGTCGTAGGCCAGCACATCGGTCAGATTGTTGATCTGGTCCTGCAGTCCAGTGATATCGACCTGCATCTGATCGATGTCGGCGAAGAACTGCTCGCCCAGTGCGGACTCGACGTACTCCTTGGTGATCAGCTCGTTGTACTCGCTCGCATCCGTCGAGCTTATACCGTCGACCCAGGCCGACCAGGGGCCGACGTTGCCGGTCCGGTCGATCAGCCGCCCGCGGAAGGCCAGGCGAGCGCCGGCCGCCAGTGAGGTCAGCGTATGGGTGTCGGTCGGGTACGCGAACAAGCCCAGGGCAGTTGCGTTCTGTTCGCTGCCGCCCGGGGTAGCCGACTGCTGGATCTCGGTGTAGGCGGTGTCCGCTGCGCCACTGGCCGGGAACCCCCACTCCAGGCCGATCTTCCACGGTCCGCTGGTGGTACGCAGAAATGCCAACGCCGGCGGCGCGCCGGTCTTACCGCTGAGTTGGGTCAGGATCGAACTCTTCCAGACCGACGTGATGTCGAAGGCCGACACCGCGCGCACTCGCGCCAGATATCCACCTGCGTATATGCCGGTCACATCGACGCTGGTGGTGCCGGCACGCGGCAGGCGGATCCAGTTGCCGCTGTCCTTCTTCCACTCGACGTCGTATGCCACCGCCCCTTCTACAGCAGGCCAGGCGATGGTCATCGTGCTAACCGCCAACCCCTGATCGAACTGGTAGTGCGAGGTCAGCGTGACGCTCGCCGGCGGCGCCACGGTGGTGATCGGGATAACGCTGATCGGGCGCTCCTCCAGCCGTGCGCCGGTATCGATGTGGTCGAACTTGCTCGGCTCGTACTGCAGGCCGTTGATGGTCCACTGGCCGTTGTCGTCACGCTTGGTGCTCATCACCCGATAGAGCTGGACAGCCAGGTCATCGGCGTCGAGCGCCCAGCACAGTTCCGGCTCCGGCGCCTCCGAGTAGGCCGCGGTGACGGTGACGGCCTTGCCGTTGACCGACTGCACCGTCCGGCCCTCGGCGCGCCCGCTCGGCAGGTTGATGATCAGGCGATCACCGGCCTTGGCTTGAGTGACGCGATCGAGCGTTACCACGCGGCCAACAACAGCCGAGATCCGGCCGCCAATCTCGCGGCCGGCAAGCAGAGAGTCAGCCACCGGGATGATGTAGCCCGGCAGCGGAATCCGGCCTTCCATACCGGTGGCGAAGGTGATGGTGCGGTCCTGCACGCTGGTCAGCACCGCCCACTTTCCGCGCCGCTGCGCCTCGCTCTCTCGCGTACAGCCGATGGCAGACAGCTCCACCGGGTTGTCGCCATAGCGACGCAACAACGGCGCGTCGGAATAGCCCGTCACGTCGGTGTCGTAGTTGTTCGCCGGGTTGTCGTAGCTGACCAGGGCGCGGCTATATCTGGTGCGAGCCGAGGCGGCGCCGTAGGTCATCTTCCCGTCAATCACATTCGCCCGGGTGAACACGTAGTCGAAGTCGGCAGTGCGCGGCATGTCGGCCTGCGACACAAGCTGGCCCTGCGCCCAATAGCTCATCCCCCGATAGATCGCCGCGATATCCCGCAGCAGCGTCCATGCCTGGGAGCGCGACTGCAGGTTCAGATCGCACAGAAAGCGCGGCTCCTGGCCGCCCTTCCCGTCTGGCACCAATTGGTCGCAATACTGGGCGATCTTGTAGAGCTCCCACTTGTCCACCATCCAGGGCTTGATCCGCTTGCCCAGGCCGAAGCGCGCGTTGGTGCTGATGTCGTAGGTGATCCACGCGGGATTGTTGGTCCAGGCGCTCTTGAAACTGCCATCCCAGACGCCGGTGTACGTGCGCAGCTCCGGGTCGTAGGTGGTCGGCACTTGGACCTTGCGGGCCTTGCACTCGACGGTGACGGCCGGAATGTTGCTGAACTGCTCTGCGCTGAACTCGATGTAGAGCAGAGCTGTGTTTGGGTAGCGCAGCTTCGCGTCGATCACCTCAGTCAGACCGGCGATCAGCATGGTGTCGGCGATCAAGCTGCTGTTCTGGTTCGGCGTGATCCGGCGCACGCGTACCTGCCAACCAGTGGTCGCCGCCGGCAGGTCGATGCGCTGGCTCCGCTCATAGCGGCTGGTGGTCTTGCCGCCGACAGCATCCAGCAACACCTGCTGGTAGGCGCCGCCGTCGGTGCTGACGTCTACGGCATACTCGATCCGGTAGCCGTTCACGTCCCCACTGCTCTCCTGCTTCTGCAGGGCCGGCCAGGCGAAGCGCAGGCGCACGGCGGACAACTGGGTGTTGGTCACCGAACGCACCCACGGGGTGTCGCTGCGCAGCTCCACGTTCACCGTGGTCTCGTTCTCCACCGAGGGGATGCCAGGGATGTAGTCCTGATCGACACTGCCGCTACGCCATTCCCACTTCACGTTGGGGAAGTTGACGTTGCCGCTGGCGTCCATCAGCGGGGTGTTGTCCAGGTAGATGTCCTGGTCGCTCGGCCCCTCGGCGAACTCGCCCTCGCCCACCGCCAGCAGAAGCTTGGCGGTGGCCACCGACTGTAGGCTGTCGCGCGCGATCGACGGTTGCTTGGGCTTGCTGCTGCCGCCCTTGCGGCCAGTGAGGTGCTGCTGAACATCGGCGCCCATGCGTTTCTCCAGGCATAAAAAAACCGCCTATTGGCGGTTGGTGTTGAACGGTCCGGTCAGATCTTGTCTTCGGCGTAGATCGAGGCGCTGATGATCGCGCCGCCCCAGCGCCTGTACCCATAGCAGAGCGGCACAGGGTTACCGCTGGCGGTGGTGTTCTTCGCACTGCCGAAGGCGTAGCTGGGCAGGTTCTCCGGGGCGGCTGACTGGCTCAGGCCCTTGGCTTGGGGGCTGAGCATCTGGACTACCCCGCCAAGGGCCAGGGAAACGCCAGTAGCCCCGACAACCCCCCACGCACCTCCAGCGGCAAGCCCTCCAATCCCACCAGTGGCAATTGTTGCAGCGGCGATCATTGCCACTCCGATGATGGTCTGCATCAGGCCGGCGCGCTTGCTGCCAGAAATGATCGGCACTATCCGCACTTCACGGGTACCACCAGTGGAGAAGTCACCTTCGCCGACATTCCTTCGATTGCGGAAAATGGCGAACCGCATGCCCAGCCCCTGCAGGCGAAGGATCGCTTCCTTGAAGCCTGGCAAGGTGTTGCGCAGCGCACTAAATGCTTCCTGGACGCTACCGGTATCGAGCTGGCGGCGATGCTCACGACCAAACTGACAGATAAGTGGGCCTGACAGCTTGATGATCGTCATTGGTCGATTATCCAAGGCACTTGCGGCCATGTTTCCTCCAGACACAAAAAGCCGCCCTAAGGCGGCTTGGATTACAGGCAGCTTCTCGCTGCCTCAACTCGACTGCTTTTCCTCCAATCCATGATACCTGACTGGAAGTACACACTGACCCTGGAACCGTTTGAGACCGGAACCACATCGGCAAACTCGGTTTGCCCTTGAGAAACAACTGTGCGCCCACCACCTGGCGCCGGCTGCAACATCACGTCATAGCGCACGCCGGCCAAGGACTGGTTCTGCCAGGCGAACAGGATGCACTCCGCAGTTTGTTCAGGAGCCTTATTGGTAGTGAACGACTGAAAAGGCACTCCCTCCCGCAATTCGCTCATCGAAGAACAGGCAGCCAATACCACCAGTGCGGACAAGCCAATCAGCTTCTTCATGGTTCCCTCCTATCAGATCGCGGGAGGGTAGCACAGCCTATGCCATTGCCTGACCGTGGCGCAGCACCAACCGCGCCCGCTCAGCCCAGTTCCCGCCGTAGACGATGATCTCGCTTGGCTTGCCGTAGAGGTGGTGCAGCAGGAATGGCCCGGCGCCGAAGACCTTGCTGTCCTCCCCGGGCAGAGCCGCGTCGGTACCGAGGTAGATGCCGGCGTGGTTCGGGTGCTGCGTGCGCCCGACCTCGAAGACGATCATGTCGCCGCGCCGCGGCTGGTCGACCGGGCAGAACCCGGCCGCCTGGAAGTGCTGCTCATACAGGCTCGGCCCATCGGCCTGCTCCCACCAGCCGTCCTCGCGCGCGAAGCGCTCGAACTCCAGGCCCCACTCGCGCTGGTACCAGTCGGCGCAGACCTGCCAGCAGTCCCAGGCGCCATGAACGAACGGCCTTCCCAGCAGCGGGATGTTGCTCTGCGGCGCGATGGTCCGCAGGTCGCCCTCCGGCCAACTGAGGATGTGCCAGGGCAGGCCCGACGCCTCGCACATGGCGAGGTCGTGCGGTGACGGCCTGCTGGTGGCGTCCGGATGGCTGTGCACGATGGCCACCACCTCGCCCAGGTCTTCCGCCGCAGCGTAGTCCTCCGGGTGCAGGCGGAACTCTTCCCGCGGCTGGCTGGCCGTATTTCGGCAACGGACGTAATGCTGCCGCCGGCCGGCGCCAACCACCAAGCCACAGGCCTCGCGCGGGTACTCCTCGGCCGCATGCGCCTGAATGGCGCTCAGGATCTGCTTACGCATGGTCAGCTCCGGGCAATCAGGGACACGGCCGGGAAACCGCCGAAGGGCAACTGATTGCCCTGCCCCCAACGCTTATTGCAGGACCGATAGAGGCCGGCACACTGGTCCTTCGCAGGGTCGTCGGTCGGGTTGTCGTCGATGTCGAAATAAGGGCCGGTGTAGCCGCAGTCGGGGCCACGATAGCCGCCGGTCATGCACCAGTGGCAGAGCGTGGTCATCTGCCGCCCGATCGCTTCGTTGCCAACATCGCCAGGGCTGGCCAGTTCCCACTCGACCACCTGGTTGTCCTCGCCGGTCTTCTGGTCGATGTACCAGATGCTGATCGACTCTTGCGTGGGGTCCGCATCCGGGTTGCCGTCGGGGAAGTTCTCCGCGTCCAGGAACTCAGCCAGCGTCTCGCGGATAGTCAGCTGGAAGTTGGCCAAGTCATCGAAGGCCAGGCAAAGCGCCGTCAGGCGCCCGCTGACGTTCCCCGCTGAGAACTTCGGGCGAACCGCGGTGCCGTCCCCGTTCGCCTCGATGCCGCTGATCTGTACTGGCCAGGCTGCGTACTCCTGACCCTGCCACCAGATCGACTTCGCGGGCAACTGATCCGCGTTGGCGCCGGCGGCGGCCAGCTCCTGCGGGGTGTGCGGAATGGCATGGCCGTGGAAGCGCAGCACGTCAGCGCCGAACTCGCTGCCGTCCAGCTCGAACAGCATGATCTCGGAGCCTGGCTCCAGCTTCTGGATCTGCAGAATGAGGTTCATGGGTGAAACGCCTGATCGAAGGTGAGCGACAGAACTTCAATCGAACCGGGGCGACGCTGCTTGCGGTAGGCCTTGCACTTGTAAAGGCCCAGCTCACCGCCGGGCGGAGTCCAGAGGAACGACCGATAGCCCTTGTGCCGACGGATGAAGTCGAGGATAGGGCCCACCTCATCCGGAAGGCCGCCGAAGGTCAGCGACCAACTCTGGCTTTCGCCGTTGAGTCCGTCGCCCGACTCCTGGGCATACCCATCGCCGAACTGCGACGTGCGAGTGCGCAGGGTGCCGTCGACATCAGCCCCGTCATCGGGCACCCAGGTAAATGTCTCGATTGCCATCAGCCCCTCCCGGCCGCGTTGCGGTAGCTGACGCCGCCAGGGCGCCACGAATCAGCGACGGCGCGCTCTGCCGCTGCCTTCATCTGCAGCTGCATGTTCTGCTGCAGCGCCTCCTGGTCCAGTTCCATACCTTCCGAACTGCGGTCTTCAACAGTGACCGCGACAGGCGCATTCACCTGCAGAGCGGTACCACCGCCGCCACCCACCGAGCGAACGCCCAGCGAGCCATCAGCGCCGCGAGCCAGCGGCAGGATCGCCTCCGGCCCAGCCTCGCCCATGACTCCTGTGCGGCCGCCCGCCATGCCGAACGCGGTCGGCCGGCTGACGATGGAGTTGGTGAAGGCCGCGCCGTTGGCGAAGAACTGCACGCCATCGGCCCAGGCGCCGCCGTCTGCCTGGGCGGCGGCCCAGTTCGCGTAAGCGTTGCCGGTGTAGCCGGAAGCCGAGGCGCCGGCCGTGGCAGAGCCCCCCATCCATCCGCTGAAAGCCGAGACACCCGCGCCCAGCACACCACTGAGAAGCCCCGTCGCCGCCTGCTGACTGGCAATCCGCGCCATGTCGTTGATCACGCTACTGGCGAAGTCGCGGAACTTGAATTTTCCGGTGGTGGCGAAGTCGGCCAGGGCGTTGCTAGCGGTGTTGAAGCCAGTGGTGAGCATGTCATCGGTGGCCGATGCGACGTCCGCCGCGTCGGCCTGGATGTTCTGCCACGCCCGGCGTGCGCCGTTGCGGTAGTCCCGCTGAGCATCGAGCCGCGCGTCATAACCGTCGACCTCCATCTGCAGCTCGCGCGCCTGGAAGTCCGCCAGATCCGCCAGCCGCTGCTCGTAGGCCGCCGGGCCAAGGCGCCGGCTGGCGTCCTCCTGCTGCGCCTCCAGCTCGCGCCGAAGGTCGGCGTACTTCTTCCGCACGGCGTCTAGCCGCTGCGCCTGGTCGCGCTCATCGTCCCCGAGGCCGATGCCGGCCACGTCAGAGTTGATCGCATCCTGGCGCGCCTGCAGCACCACCTCCATCGCCTTTCGATAGGCATCGGCGCTGTTGCGCCGCTGCTCCGCCAGCTTCTGTTCCTGCTGGATGCGCTTCTGGATCGAGCCGTCGGCATAGGCCTCGTTCAGGTTCTTGATGCCGAGCTCCATCTCGGCGCTGGTGATCTTGCCGGCGGCCTGCGCCTTGCGCAGTTTCTCCACGCCCTCAGCCAGATCCTCCAGGCGCTTCTTCTCCGGTAGGGCCTTGTCGATCAGCGCATCCAGCGCCTTGACCTCATCCTGCAGCGACTTCGTGCGCGCTTTGCCGCTCGCCGTCGCCGCCTGGTTGGCTTTCTTCTGCGCCTCGATCGCGTTCGCAGCCGAGAGAATCGCTTGACGGTCGGTATCGGTGAGGTCGGTATTGTTGGCAATGAACCGATTCGCCGCCTTGATCGCGTCGTTGCTGTCCTGCAGGCCGCCCAGTTGCTTCTGCAGCGTCTCCAGGTAGGCCTGCCCGGCGCTGCTCATGCCGGTCTTGGCGGCGTTGTTGGCGTTGGTCGCCGCCGTGTTTTCCTGGGTGACGCCGGTCAGCACGCGCAGGGTTTCAGCGATCAGACCAGAGCGGTGATCAGCGTCACCAATCGCGCCGGCCTGACTGATCCACTGCTGCAGGGTACCGGCCGGCACCTGCATACGATCGGCCACATCCTTCAGGATCGGCGACAGATCCTGGCCAGAGGCCCGCGCCTGGTTCAGCCGCTCGATCAGCGACTGGTAGTCCCGCAACTGCTGGGTGTACAGACCGTTGGAGTCTCGAGCCGGCGCGGTGACCATCGCCGAGCGGATCGACTGGGACAGCGTGCCGTAGGCTTCCTTGACCTTGTCGGTGGCGTTGATCTGCTCCTGCTGCCACTTCACCAGCGAGGCCTCGCGCTGGTCCCGGTTGAGCTTGGCGAACTCCTCGCGCAACTGCTGCACGGGCTTGTGCAGGTCGTCTAGGCTGACGCCCGCCTGGTCGGCGTTGTCGCGCAGCAGCAGGAACGATGCCGCCGCAGTGCCGGCAAGCAGGGCCAGCCCCATCGGGCCGCCCAGCACTGTCAGCAGGCCAGCCGAGGCAGCTCGCAGCCCAGCCTGTGCCGTGGCCACAGACGCGGTAGCAGCGGCCTCTCGCTGCCGAGCCTGTGCGAGTGCCAGTGACATCTCGGTCTGAACGGCGGTACCGCGCGCCGCAGCCGCTTCGCGGGCCGCCAGTACGGTCAAGGTCTCGGCCTTGCGCTGGTCGGCAATCGCCGCCTGCATGACGGCCTCAGCCTGGGCGATCCGGGCCGCACGATCAGCCAGGGCGGTCTTGATCGCCAGTGCGCCACGAGCGGTGTACACGGTCAGCGCAGCAACCCCAGCCCCCGCCATCACAGCGGCCACGCTGCTGATGTTGTCGCCCACCACGCTGATGACGCTGGCCAGGCCAGCCACAACGCCAGTGCTCTCCTCCATACGACCGAAGAAATCGCCGAGGGCGTTCTGGATGTTGACCAAAGCATCTTGCACGCTCACCGACATGTCGGCGGCAGCCTTGCGGTTGACCTCCACAGTACGCAGCAAGCCGGTGTTGATGTCGTCCAGCGACAGCTTGCCCTGCACGCCCAGCTTGCGGATCTCTTCCGCGCTCTTGCCGGTCGCGCTGGCGATCGCATCGACGATGGTCGGCATCGCGTCCTGAATCGATACCCAACCATCAGCCTCGACCTTGCCGGTTTGCAGGGCCTTCGAGTAGGCGCCAAGCGCCGAGCTGGCCTTGTCGGCCGACGCGGCGTTGGTCACCAGCAGGAAGCTGAAGCTGTCGGTGATGTCTAGGGTCTGCTGGGTGTTGAAGCCCAGCGAGCGCATGACGTCCGCCGTGCGGATGTACAGCTCCTGCGCCTCAGCCAACGGCCGGTAGGTTTCCTGCGCAGTGCGCAGCAGGTGCTGCTGGACCTCGTTGTACTCCTCGGTACTGCCGGTGGCCATCTTCAGGCGGTCGGCAATCTGACCGTAGGCGTCCACCTGGTGGATGATGCTGCCCACCAGGCCGGCACCGGCGATCGCAGCGAAGGCGCCACGGATCAGCGTGCCAGCTTGCTGGGCGCCCTGAGCCGTCCGGTCAAACGCGGAATCGACCTGAGCCAGGTTGCGGTCGATGCTCTGCGTTGTCCTGGCGACCACACTGTCCGCACCGGCCAGTTCCCGACGCAGTTGCGCAGTGGTGGCCTCCAGCTGAATCAGCATCCCCTGGACTTCATAGTCGGACATCGTGTTCTCCGGGCGTAAAAGAACCGCCCGAAGGCGGCGCTATGGTTCCTGTCGTCCCCGCAGGAACGCTTTCAAGCGGTCGGCCACGCTGGCCTTCTGTTTCGGCGCGGCGTGCTGCTGAGCCTTGCCGCCGCCCATCCAGTCCAGGCGGGCATCCAGCGCCATCAGGATCTGCGGGATGGGCGTTCGCCATGCAGTTTCAGGCGGCCAGCCCAGCCAGCCGGTGGCCACGCCGAACAGGTAGTCGACGTAGCTGCCATTCCTCACGGCGCTGTGCTGGCCGCCTCGAGCTTTCCCCGTTCGGCAATGCTCGGCGGCACCGGGTTCAGAAGGCCGGCGATGTAGTCGGTGAGCTGCGCGGAGACTTTGACCACGCCAGTCTCGAAAACCTGCGTGGCGAGGGTCGTGTGCTCCTCCGGCTTCAGGCCGGCGGCAGCGATCACCACGTCAGCGCAGGCGCCAATGCTCAGCAGGCGCATGGACTCCATCGCCGGGCGCAGGCCACCAAAGCGCGATTCGATCTTCAACGCAGCCTCCAGGGTCGGCTGCAGCGTGTAGGTACGGGCACCAATCACCAGCGTGACGGTGCCGTGCAGGGCTTCACTCATGGCGTTCCTTTCACGGGTCGTTTAAACGACGAAGCCCGCGCGAGGCGGGCTTTCGTTCGTCGGGGCCAGATCAGATCGCAACCGGGATCTCGAGGATCTCGGTGTTGATGCCCAGGGTCACATTGCGGCGAACCACGTTGTCGGCGCTGCCAGCAGCCACGGTGTTGTTCATCACCTTCGCACCGAAGTAGAAGGTGGTGGGCGGCACCGCCGGCACCGGAGGCTCAGCCGTCGGGTCTCCCGGCAGGCCGTCGTTCAGGGTGATGCGGGTGTTGTAGTTGCCCTTCGAGCGGTCGGCATGGGCGTTCTTGAGCGCCAACTGGCCGGCGTCACCGTTGTCCAGACCGACAGTCAGCGTCATGTCGCCAGCATCGGCAGTGCCCTTGTACTTGCGCACGCGGCCGTCGCTCAGCGCGGTGAAGTTCACGTTGCTGAAGGTGTCGCCGAACTCGCCAAGGTCCTCGACCTCGCCGATTTCGACGTACACATCAGCTTCGTACTCGGTCTTGGTGGCCGATGGCTTCTTGGTGCCGATCGCGATTCGGCAGCCAGCGGCGGTGTTGAGATTGTCTGCCATGGGTTCCTCCATTGGCTCAGGTTGATACAGCTCAGGATGTTGTGATCACGCGCACCGTAGCGGAGCCCATGTAGGTCCGGCCGTCCGGTTCGCGATTGGTGTCCGACGCGATAACCCTGACCGACACCACGCGCCCTTCGTCGACAGAGAGGTAACGCTCGTCCAGCGCTGCATCGATCTCATTGAGGATGCGCCGGACCTCGGCCTGCCCCTGGTGGTCGCTCCAGACACTGAGATAGATCAGCCGCTGCTTGCGCTTGCGGCCGGCGATAGGACTGGTGTTCTGCGCGACTTCGCGGTCGATGGTCACGTACGGGTACAGGGTGTCATCCGGCACCGCGTCGAATACCGGGACGGTGAGCTCAGCGCTCAGGCGCTGGTAGATTGCGCGCTGCAGGGCAAAGCCTGGATCAGCCATTGAGCCCCCCCTTCGCCGCGCGCGCCAGGGTGCTATCGATGGCGCCGCGGATGATGATCCGGATATCGTCGCGGTTCATGTCGATGCTCGGCCTCAGCCAAGGATGCGCCGGACGTGCCGGAATATCCGGGTAGTAGCCGAAGAAGTTCTCGCCGTCCGACTTGTTCTTGGTCGCCCGACGCCCGAGACGATTACGGCCGGAGAGCTGGCTCCGATCCCTGTTGACGGTGTGCTCACCGCCCACCGCTCCAGCATCTCGCCGCCGGTAGACCGTGCCGCTATATCCCTTGGTGCCGTATTCCACGAACTTCAGGTAGTAGAAGCGCCGGTTATCGCGCTTGCCGATGATGCCAATCCGGGCATCCAGGCCGTTCCGACTGATCCTCACCTGAAGCGCGCTGGCTGCCTCGCCGGTGTCCCGAGGAATCATATTCTGCTGCGTGGCCAACACCAGGTCGGCAGCCTGCGCCATTCCCTTGGGCAGGTCGCTGCGGTCAAGCGCCGCGATCCGTCGCAGCACACCGCGCAGTTTGAAGTCACCCTTGATTCTTGATCGCCTGGCCATGACCCTCTCCTTTCCTCCCCCTGCGCTTCACCGTCACCGGCGGATCGACAACCGCTAGCACACCATCGTCGCGGACCAAACCTCGCGTCTCGAGCGACTTCAACATAGCTTCAGGAAGGTCGCTCAGATCGTCGCCCTCGCTGGCCGTGACGGCACCACTCAGGTTTCCAGTTGCTCGATATGCCATCTAGCTCACCTCGGCGTTGGCGAAACGTTGGAACACAGCAGCCGGAGCATGCTGCGCTTGTTGTCGAGGAGAACGGCATCGATCATGTAGGTGGTGCCACCATGGACCAACCGGCGCCCGACCATCAGGTCAGCCGCCGGTCGCGCCCGGATCTCGGCGGTGATCACCGGCTGCAGCTGATTCGCAACCGGCGCAACCCTCCCCGTCGGCAGAGTGATCTCCACCCATACCCTCCGAGTCTCAACCCATACTTCGGAATGACCACCTCCTCCATCTGGCACCACCTGCAGCACCAATAGGCGCACGCGGTGCCGGAGCGCGCCTGCACGCATATCAGAACCTCGCGGGGACCTCGATCTCGGTCAGCAATGAGTCGATGAAGGACGATGGGAGCTCAGCCAGAATCGTCCCGGAAACCAGAGTTTCCCGGAACTCGTACGCCGTAGCGGCGCTCATCAGCAGCCACAACCTGACTCCCGGATAAGCAGATGTATCCATCCCTGCCGCATAGCGAATGCGAAGAACGCCAGCAGGCCGACCGCCAGGAAAGTGAAGAAAACTCTCTCGCTGCCCCTGCTCTAGGTAGCGCGGCACGTCGAGGTTTTCTCCAGAGCCATCGGCCGCTACTCGCTGAATGCTCAGGATCTCGCTGGCCTGCCCCATATCCAGGGCATGACCCGACGCATACCGCTCCGGCCACTCTTCCACGTATTCGGCAGGCCGCACTGCGGCCCCTGTCCTACCCTCGGCCTGCGCAACTACACCCGGGATGATGACGTGTTCGATAAGCTCAGGCTCCAAGTCGTCAATCTCAATCCGACAGTGACGCGCCACATCCTCCAACGTGATCGGTGGGGCTCCGGTGTATACAAGACGCCGGGCCATACTCAGGGCTTCTCGTCGCCAGCACCATCTTCATCAGGCACACCATCACCTAGGCCGGCCTGGCCATCATGGGGAGCCGCCGGAGATTGCCCCTCTCCCGCCTTCTTCCCTGCACGCCCGCCGGCAACTCCGCCTCCCTTAGCGCCCTTGGCGACCGTAGTGCCCTTGCCGCACTCAGCAACACCGCCGCCCTCAAGATCCGCCACGACAGACTCAGGGAAGGCCGCCACCTCACCGGCGTTATACCCCCTCCAACTCTTGAGGAAGGTAACCGGAACTTTCTTCTCGCTCATTTCGTACACCTCGAATGGAGTTGAAAAATGGAAGCGCCCCGCTTCAGAGAAGCAGGGCGTCCGCTCACATACCGGCGCCCCACTTGACGGCAGTAGCAACAACCACCAGTTCGACGTGACGAGGCCCGAAGTCATGCTTGGCGATCACCCTGACCAGCGTCTGGTCGCGTTGGAATGCGCTCACCACATTGCCTTGCGCGTCCTTGTAAGAGGCTTCGGCACTGAAGTTGATGACCAGGCTCATGTCCTCGCCGATCATCGCGTCGGTGAAGTTGACGAAGTAGATTTCCGACTCGTCGCCATCAGCCCCCAGGTTCACCGGGATCTGGGTACTGAGACCGACCGGATACCCCTTGAGCATGCCGGCGTCGATCTCCGGATACGCCTTGTTGCCGTTGCCATCGCGCAGCGCCTGAAGCCAGCGCAGGGTGCGCGGGTGCATCAGCCAGCCGCAGCCGGCCATGTCGATGTATGCCGTTTCCACCCGGAGCATCATGCCGCCCAGGAAGAGATCGATCTGCTGCAGGTTCGGATCTACCGGCGCCGGCAGAACGTTGCCGGGAATCGCCCAGTAGCGCAGCCCCTTGGGCAGCACACCGGATCCATCGGAGCGAATGAAGTGCAGATCCTCCGACAGCCCCATGCTCACTGTTAGGTCGTTGGCAACGATCTGATCGACGCGAGGATTGACCCCGGACATGCGGATCAGATCGTTCGACACCGGTACGATGGCCGCGGCCTTCTTCGCCGACAGCTTGGTGTCGTCGAAGGTCATACCAGTGATCGGGATGTCCGTCTCGGTTCCGATGTAGGTCACCACGGTGTTGCCGGAAATACGCGGCATCGTGAGGTTGCCGTTGTTCAGCGGCACGCTTCGCACGCCCATCTTGCGAACGATGGAGCGCGGACGCAGGGACTCGATAACCTCCGTGGCCATATTCTCCGGCACCAGCACACCACCAGCACCAGGGGTGACGGTGCTGAGAGCCATCTGCACATCAGCGCCGTAGCCACCATCCTTCGCCAACTTGGCGGCTTCGCTCTGGTTGCCCTGGGTGGCAGCCAGCAGCCGTACCATCTGCGCTACGGAGGCGCCGGGCACCGGCCTGCCGTAAGGTCCTTCCACACGACCTTCCGGCGGGCCGGTGATACCCCGGGCGCTTTCGTTGACAGGTACCGCAGCAGAAGCGGCTGCGCGCTCGGCACTCTCCGCCCGGCTGATTTTGTCGGTCAGGGCGTTGATCTGGCTTTCCAGATTACCGAACTCGGCCAACTGCTCGGCGGTCAAGCTATCGCCGTCGGCCTCAATCTTGGCCAGCGCCTGGAGCTGGTCGTTCAGCTTGGCGCGTTCGCTACGCATTTGAAGAACAAGGGACATAGTGCCTCCTAGGCATAAAAAAACCCGCACTAGGCGGGCTGGTTGACTGCCGCGAACGCGGTCAGAGTTGCGACTGGATGCTGGCGGCAGCGGCTCGAATAGCTATTCGACCAGACTGCCGCCGAGCGCGGTTCTCCGCGACCGCCAGGGATATCTCATCGAGTGCATCCTGTGGGCTCATCAGCCGGTCAGCCAGCCCGGCAGAGATGCCTTGCTGACCGCGATACAGCCCCGCTTCGGTTGCACGCACAGCCTCGGCAGAAAGGCCGCGGTATTCAGCAACTGCACCGACGAATGCTTGGTAGCTCTCTTGCACTAGGTCGTTGAGGAACTTCAACGACTGCTCCGTCAGCGGCTCGTGTGGGCTCAAGTCGTTCTTGTGGGCTCCGGCGAAGACCGTAGTGACCTTCACCCCCAGCCCCTCCTCGAGCTTGGAGCGGTCCATGTGGCTGGCGATCACCCCGATGGATCCGACTCCACTGGTCTGACTGACCACCAACTCGCTGCAGGCCGACCCGATCAGATACCCTCCGCTGTAGGCCATGAAGTTGACCAGGCCAGTGATAGGCTTCTGTCGGGTCATCGCTCGGATGTCGGCCGCCAGTTCAAAGGCTCCTACGGCGGCCCCTCCGGGGCTATCGATGTCAAGCACGATGCGCTCCACGAGCGGATCGGCAACGGCCGCGCGCAACTGTGCTCGCAGGCCCTCGTAACTGGTCATGGTTTCGCAGGGGTCTAGGTGCGCACCGCGGCTGACCAGCACCCCCGCCACCGGGATGACCTCCACACCGGTTTTCGTTACCGCGGACCGTCGCCGCTCCTCGGCCTGTTCCAGACGGACCATCTGGTCTCCATCGTCCTGCCAAAGCCTGGCCGCTCCAGCACCGAGATTGATGATGTTCAGGTTCATAACCTGGTTCGCCCAGCGGATGCCGAGATCCAGCATGTCGGGCGTGACCAGCAGAGGCTGATTGAACAGCAGGCTGGAGGCTCGCAGATGTCGTTTCATTGACTCAAGGTCCTCTCGATTTCGCGCTGCTGCAGCTCGAGCTGCGCCCGCACATTGGGATTGTTCAAATCGGGGATGCCCTTCCCGGCATCCACCATGTTCAGCGGCTGCAGGTAGATATCACCACCAGAAACCGGCGGCATGTTCTCCAGCCGCCGGATATCGTTGACCGACAACCACCCCCACTGCCGGCCAATCGCATAGGCTTCGTACCGGCTCTTCTGGTCACCGCGCAACAGGCCGGACAGGTTGAACTCAATGAAGTATCCGCGTCGGTCAGCCGGCAGCAGGAAGTCACGCATCATCGACTGTTCGTGCCGCTTCACCCAAGGCAGCAGGCCGAACACCACGAACTGGATCAACAACTGCTCGGTGGTGTTGTAGTTGGCCTTACTGAGGTCGTTCACCATCGGCAACGGGATCTTGTAGATCCGCGCCACATCCGTTCCAGATGCATTGAGAATGTTGATGATGTCGGCATCGACGTTCGTCATGCTGATAGGCTTGAAGGTCATCCCTTCCTGAAGCAACGCCACCTTCTTGGCGTTGTCCATGCCGCTGTACTTTTCGCCCCACTGGTCGACGATCCTGTCGATACTGCCCTGATCCTTGATCGCCGGTGCCTCTCCCGGCCGCTCAATCACCCCCGAAACCGAAGTCCCGTTGGCGAACGACTTGCCGGTGTACTGGCGCACAGCCTGAGCCAAGCCTATCGACTCGGCGTGCAACTCGATGGGCGAGAGTCCGGTGTAGTGGTTCAGGCTGTGCCAGCGAACGTGGTGGACCATGCGCATCGGCAACCGCTCTGCATAGTTGCCAACCTGATAACACGGCAGCAGGTCAGCCCCTTTGTATACGACCACCTTCTCGTAGCACAGCGGCCAGAGCGCTGTTACATTGCCGTCATCCCGCCGCTCCATCAGGGTGTAGGAGTTACCGCGCAGGCCGGCCGACATCTGTTCGCACTCACGCAGTTCGTAAGGCGTCTGAAAACCGTTGGGCTGATAGCGCAGCACGTCGTAGAGCGGATGGTTGACCGCCGGTTCTCGCTGCCCTTCACCCTTGCGCTGGTAGAGCTCCAGCGGTAGCTGCCCGATCGTCTCGGCCAGCAGCGTCACGCAGTTCTGCAGGATGGGCAGGCCCAGGGCTGTCTCTGGCGTTACCACTACTCTGCTGCTGTTCGAGTTGCGGCCCAGCATACCCCGCCAGAAACCGCCATCCGCTTCTACCAGGTTGCCTTTACTCGCGCCCAGAAGGCTGGAAAAGAACATGCTCAACCCTCCTCTTCCAGAGCGCGCTTCGCTGCCGCCGCACGGTCAACCAGCCTTGCGTAGGCCAGCAAGCAAGCCCCCGCGACGATAAAGGCCGCCGGGACGTTGATCAGCGCCACACCTGCCACCAACAGGGCAAAGCCCAGCAGGCCGGCCAGCCAGGCCAGAAGGACCAGTTTCATATGCCAACGCCTTGTTCATAAATTGATGTTCCGCCACCGGGCGGCACTGATCCGCTGACGCCAGTTGCGATGACAGCAGCCACGATGCCGTCGATACGGCCGTTAGACTTGATCTTGTTGATTTTCCGGTTATTCGCAGGATCCGAAGTCGTGACGGCATTCGCGGCACACATGGTCAGCACCGGATTCCCGTCGTGCCGGAGCGTCTCCACCACTCCGTACTCTTCAGGATCGAGGTCGATCACACGCCCGTCCGCATCCTCTTGGCTCTGTGGTATGCCTAGCAGACGCCGCTCGAACTCATCGACCGCCGGCCCCATGCTCTCGTAGCCCTGGCCGAACTTCACCAGCGTCGGCAACACGATGTCATGCTCGATCATGAGTTCCTTGAGCTCTTCGATCCTCCAGCGGTCATATCCGATCTGGTGCACATCGAAGAAGGCGCAGATCTTCTGTAGGCGCCGCAGCACATGCAGCTTACTGATGGCTCGCCCCGGAGTTGTCTCCAGGTGTCGCTCCTTGATCCACACCCGGTACGGAACTCGGTCGCGCCTCTCGCGCTCCTCCAACTCGTGATCAGGTATCCAGAAGTAGGGCAGCAACCGCCAATGCGGATCCTCCACGGTCGGGTAGAACAGCAACACGAAGGCCGTCAAGTCGGTGGTGCTGGACAAGTCCAACCCGGCAACCGCCGGCCGCCCGCGCAGGACCCGCATTGGAACCGGCTCGGCTGCCTGCAGCCACACATCACTACCAATCCAGGGGTTCTCGGCATCCGTCCACTGACAGAAGTTCAGGCGTCGCACAACCGCTTCCTTGGCCGGCAACCCTCGGGCAGCCAGGACCTGCTCGCGCAGATAGCGCCGACCTGGAATGCCGTCGGAACGACCCTCCGGAATGAAGTCCAACGAGGGGTTCACCTTCGGCCAGCAGCCCTCGTCCTTGAAGGGGTCATCCCCCTCATCCAGCGAGCAGATGAACGCGAACAGCGTATCGTCGACCGCCTCTCCACGGCATACCCGAACGCCCAGGTCGTGGTATTGGCCAGCCACGCTGTTCTTGTCAGACCCGCTGTTGGTGATCATCGCCACCAGGGCGCGCCGACGGCTCTTCGTACCAGCCCGCATCATCTCTACGACGGCGGCGGTCTTGTGCTCGTGCACTTCGTCCAGCAGTCCCATATGCGGCCGCGGACCGGACTGCCCGTCGTCGGAGCTGATCGCACGGAAGAAGCTGTTGGTGTTCGGGTAGAACAGGTTCCAGATCTTCTCGTTACGCCCGGACTGCTCGATCCGGGCGGCCAGTGAAGGCGACATGTTCACCATCGATACCGCATCGCGGAACAGAATCATGGCCTGGTCGCGCTTGGTTGCGGCCGCGTATATCTCGGCGCGCTGCTCACCATCGGCGACCAACCCATAGAGGCCGATCCCCCCGATCAGCGGGCTCTTACCCGACCCTTTCCCTGTCTCGATGTAGGCTAGACGAAACCGTCGGAATCCCTCCTCCGCGTACCAACCGAACAAGCTGCCGACGACAAAGGCTTGCCAAGGCGCTAGCAGAAATGGCGACCCTTCGTAATCGCCACCGTTAAGTCTTAGCACGTCCTCGAAGAAGCCAATCGCTCTATCAGCCTTGTCCTGGCACCAGACCAGCCCTCGAGCCGGGCCCAACTCCAGGTCATTTAGATGGCGCTGGCAAGCCCCGCGCACATCCGGCCCGGCCACGATCTCACCGGCCAAGACCGCCTCGGCGAACGCCTTGGTGCGGCAGCTAGCTGAAGTATCTGTCAGCAGCGTCTCTTGCTTCATTGGGGAACAACTCGCCTTGGGGGGCCAACGCTTTCATAGCCCGCCGTGCTACCGGAGAAAAACCGAACAACGCACCAGCCTGATTCGCACGGCGCTCAGCATCGTTCGCCAGTTGCCGCCAGATGCTCAGTTGCTTGGCGCCCGTCTTGAAGGTCTGTACGTCACCAGAGTTCTCCATCTCAGCGTTCAGCTCGGTGATCTTCCGGCGAAACCGCACCCAATCACCCACCGCCTCGCAGTAGGTGGCCAGAGCCATCATGTCCAGCGTGCTAATCCAGCCCAATGCTGTCAGGGCCTCCACGACCCGATCCCACTCCTGCTCTCCTTCAGCGCTCAGGAAATCAGGCTTGGGCGGAGCCTCCACCGGGACAGCCGGCGCCCGCGCAGCTGCCTGTAACGCTGCCATGCCTTGCTTGCTCGGGTCCCCGCGCAGCATGTGGACGGTGGCCGGCAACGGTGGCCGGCCAGAGTTGGCATTCCCCGCCATACTCGCCTCCTTTACAGCCCGTGCCAGAGCTTGGTTTCAGCCTTCCAGCCAGCGGGTCTCATGTTGAAACTCATACCCCCCACCCCCCATTTTTCCCGGCGTTGCGAGAGGCGGGGACGAGGCGGTCTAGCCCGCGCGCAGACCAAAGTTTTTCACCCCCCCTGCCCTAGGGCCGCCGGTTCCAGTGATGTCGAGGGTCTAGCGGCACTCCGTCCGCGCTGCAGCCCACCTGGCGGCCCGACTTCTCCAGCCGCTGCTTCACAGAGTCATGGCACAGCTTGCATAGGGGCTGCCAGTTCGACCGATCCCAGAACAGCCGCCAGGCAGTAGCGATGCGCTCGGCGTCGCCGCTGGCCTTCGCCTCCGAGAGGCGGTGTGGAATCCGGTGATCAACCACCACAGCACCGACGGTCTTGCCTTCGCGCTGGCAGAACACACAGAGCGGATGGCGCCGCAGGTAGTCAGCCCTAGCCTGTTGCCACCGATAGCCGTAGCCCTTGGCCGCAGACCCTGCCGGCTTAGCCGTCGGCGGCAGGCGGGACATCGCTCACCCCGATTCGCTTGGCCGCCCAGCGCTCGTAGAGCCCGACCGCGACCTCTGCACCAGCTGCTGCGGTCAGGCTCCCGATGGCCGCAGCCAGCAACAGTGCCGCACCGCACGCCATCGCCAGGAACATCACGGCGACACCGCACACGACCGACGCGCCAGAGCGCAGGGCCAGGCGCCGCAGCAGCGCCCAACCGGTGAGCCCGGCTTTATCCGCACGCCACATTTCGCCACTGACTCCGCCCGCAGCAGCGAGCAAGATCAGCACCCAGATCGGCATTTCTGCCAGTGCCTGCTGTTCGTTCGGCATTTCGCCACCTCGAAGAAGACGCCCCTTCGAGAGGGGCTAAGCCAGCCGACTATCAGCGACCAGGAATAGGTGCCGGCTGACGCCGGCGCGGTGCCGTGACCGGGCGGGGAACCCAAGGCACCAGGGGGAAGCAGGCAATAAAAAACCCGGCTCGATGGCCGGGATCTGGTCCGCTTCATGCGTCTGAGTAAAGACGCAACTACACAAGAATGAGCACTTTTTACCCCCTGTTTGCAGTGGCGGCAACCAGAAACTATCGCCACACGGCAATAAGCGGGTCATGTACGGCTAACGTCCAGGTGAGAAACGGCAATATCTCATTCTGGTTACTCAGCGCCATAGGCGCTGTCCCACCTGCCCCACCTCTAAAATAGAGGTGGGGCACTCTAAACTATTGATTTACATATATTTGTCCCACTCCCCACCTAAAGTAACTAATAACTCACGTATACGCGCGCGCAAGCGCACGCTGCGCGCATTACGCGCACATCCGCAGGCACTACGCGCACATGAGCAAACAGAGTCGAAAGGTGGGGAGTGGGACAGGCCCGGTAACTACGAGGCCTGTAGCTGTCCCACCTTGATAAACGAGGTGGAACAGGTGGGACAGACAAGAAAAAGGCGCGCTCAAGCGGCGCGCCTCATCAGTCGAGACTGAATTGTGTGATGCGCCACATGGAGGCGCAGGTAGTACGTTCGCATCGCGCACCCGCAGTGCCGGTACTTCTGCTCCGGCAGGCTGTCTCGGTTCAGGTAGTGCTCAACCACCACCTGCTTCTGCACCTCAGGCAACTGATTCACGATCAGATCTATCTCCGCCACTTGGTCCAGTAGCACTCGGCTACCCCGGGTTCCGCGGATCAACTCGCCCTTAGTGTCCATCAGCATAGCAATTATGTTCCCGCCACCATAACCCCCGCAGCCAGCTCCCGGCGAATGCTGCTCCTCGGCCCACAACTTCAGCATCTCATCAATGGCCCTGATCAAAATGCACTCTCCCGCTGAACAGGCTGCGCCGCGGCAGCCATCCAATCCGCTGGCCTGGCATAGCCCCAAGGCCTGATACCACTCTTGGTGCGAGCCGGTAGACGCTCCCGACGCCATCCCAACCTATGCATGATCTGCCCGACCCGCGTCTGCTCCGGCTTGCCCCAATGGCCAAGGTCCAGATTCAGCGCCTTCTCCAGCAGCGTGTCAGTGGTAACCACCTTGTCCGGGTTCGTCTCCAGCCACTTGAGGATCGGGAACTCCCAGGCATCAGCCTGGTGTCGAGCATCCTGCTCGGCCACGAACCACGGCAACTCAGCTTCCTGCGGCCACCAAGGCTCACCCAGCTTGTACAGGTGCATCGCCTCGGCCCACAGCTGGTCGCGATCCGCTCGCAGCCCTTCAAGGTCCACGAAGGTGCACGAGACCGGCCAATAGCGCCTATTCCCCGTCGGGTCCTTCAGGTATTCGTCCTGGTTCGTAGTGCCGGCGAACACGCACTGACGAGGTACGTCAACGGTGCGCCGCGCGTAGGAGGCGCGGAAGGTGTCGAAGCTGGCCGAGAAAAACTGCTTTGCCTTCGTCGACTCCGCTTTGTTGAAAGCATCCAGCTCGCCCAGTTCGATGAGCCACTTGCCCCTGATCATCTGGTACGCCTCCTTGTCGCCGAGCGGAAACGGAGTATCCATATACCACTCGCCACCAAGGATCTTCAGGGCCGTCGATTTCCCCTTGCCCTGGAGGCCTTCGAGGATCAGTACGCAGTCAGCCTTGGCTCCAGGCACCATCACCCGCGCAACAGCGGAAATCAGGTAGCGCACCCCTACAGCCTCCACGTACCCCGGCGGCGCAACCAGCGGCACCCCGCCCAAGCGATCCTTCAACCAGGTCCGCAACCGGGGCTGGCCATCCCAGGACAGCCCCTCCAAGTACTCACGGACGGGGTGATAGCGGTTGTCGTTGGCAACCACCGACACTCCCTCAAGCACCGAAAGGGTCTTGATCCGCAGGCCATACTCGCTGGCAAGCCATTGGGACGTGCGCATATCGTCCAGATCCGACCACTCGCCGGCCTGCCCACCGTATGGCGTGGCCCGGCGCTTGACCGTCTTCGCGCTGAATAGGTCCTCGCTGATGACCCCCTTCCAGCGCTCATCGTTGCCCAAGATCAAGGTCACATTAATCGGATGAGGAATCAGTTGCCCGTTACCGGTGCGCTGCAGATAGTCCTTCCAACCACCGGCAGCAGGCGGACGGACAAGCGACATGACCTGCCGCCTCACAGCATCGAGCCCTTCCGCGCAATGCAGGTCATTGAAGTCCGTCCAACCGTCCTCGCGCTCGTCGGAGAAGATCGGCCAGACCACCTGTGCACCGACGATGGCGGCGGCAGCCTCGGCCTTTTCCCGGCCAGGGTTATAGGGGGTGACCTTATCCGGCCGTGTGGTCTTCCAATCGTCGTCGGCACAGATGATCAAGCCACGCCCTGGGAACCGCTCCCGCATGATCTCAGCCACGGCGAGCAGATTGCCGGCGTCGAATGCAAGAGCCACTGCCAAGCCGGTCGCCATGTGCAGGCTAGCACCGGTGGCGTACCCCTCGCAGACCAGCAGCACCTCACCCGGCTCAGGATGCGATCCCATCAGGTGGAATGCTCCTTCCTTCGCCATGCCCTTCGGCCAATAGGTCTTATCGCGATCATCAAGATGCGCCTGGCGTTCAGCGAAGATCGCCTGCAGGCCAACAATTCGATCCGACGCATCCCGCATGGGCACCAACATTGCGTTCTTGCGCGGCGCATACCGTACGCCCAAGCCGACAACCTGCTTGCGCTCCAGATACCCGCAACGCCCCTTTTCCGGCAGCCTCTCGAACAGCGCCGCCGCCCGACGGGAAGCGGTACGCGCATCCCTGGCTTTGCGCTCCTCCTGCTTGCGCTTCGCCTCGGCCATGCGCGCAGCCAACAGCTTCTTCTCCTCATCGCTGAGGCGCACACCCTTGGATTTGATCTTCTGCGGCTCACCGACCCGCCAGTCGCCATACGCCCCAAAATAGAGGGTCAGCCCTTTCTCGGTGTAGTGCTCATGCACCACATACCAACCAGTTTTCGACTTCTGGCGCCCGGCCCCCGACCGACAGCGGACCAGTTCCCCGATCTTAAGCGGCGTCTCTGGCTCCAGGCCATAGTCCTGCAGTTGGGCCAGTACTTCAGCCAGTCCTTCCCCCGACATGCTCAGGCCCTCCGCTTTTCAGCGAACGACTGGCAGTCGATGCAGAACACGCAGCCTGGTACAGCTACCCGCCGCGCCTCCGGGATGGGGTCGCCGCACCCCTCGCACTCGACCGCAGATTCCCGAAATACCGCCGGCCGCCGAGCGGCCAGAGCGGCATCCATACGATCCTGAATCAGGTCGTTGGCGATGTCAGCGAGATCAGCCACGCTCCACCTCCTCGGCTTCCTGTTCCAGGCTGCGCTCAAGCAGAAACAAGGCGCCATGCAAGCGCCGCAGCAACAGCTTTTGTTCGGCCAACTCGTCGGCGTCGATTCGGCCGTCGTTGGCCAGGTGCGCCGCAATGGTCTGGGTGAGCAACGACTGTCGCGCCAACGTGTCACCGATAGATTTGAGGATGGAGGCGGCGTTGTCATGCCCCTGGCCGAACTCCTCGGCCACCCCGCGAAGATCAGTCCAGGCCGCATCCCCGTATGCCTCGATCACCGAGTCGACAATGCGGGGATCGCGTGTCGCCTGCAGCGCTTCCTCGACCTCGTCTGGGCTGAGGATGTGGCGCTCGCTGTGGGGGTTGAACTTATGCGCCATGGTGTTGGGATTTCGTCCAAACACCGCAGCGATCGCCTGGGCGCCACCAGGGTAGTCCCGTGCGGCATGGTAAAGAGAGAGTTGAAGCGGAAGGATCTGGCGCTGCGCGCGCTTTACGCTTGAAGCAGGTGCTCGGCTCATGTGGCAATAACCCCGAAAGTCTGCCAGTGACCGCCCTGCTATCTGTTGATACAGTTAACGGGTGGTCATCGACAGGTGATCACTCGCAGCCGGCCGATCTGTGGTGGAGAGTCCGACTGCGCCCCAATGGCAAGGCGAGCACTCCGTTGCTCGCCTTGCCGTTACAGCCAGGAACTCTGTGGTGGAGAGCCTGGCAACCCAAGGCGTCCGCGCCTTGGTTCGGGATGGCAGGGCCGGTCAGGTGCGGGTACGTGGTGTGCTCCAGCCTGACCGGTCTTGCCGCCCCACCCTCGGTGGTGACGAGGGTCAAGCAGCCCGAACTTCATCAGGCGGGAAGACATCATCCAATGTACAGGCCGCCCCTAAATGGTTGAGAGCGAGCACGATGGCTCGGCTGTCACTCAAACTGGGCACCCTTCGCCCCGCCTCGTAGTTACTGAGTCGCCCCTGTTCCCACCCAATGGCTGCAGCCAAGGCGTTCTGCTTGATCCGAGCCCGCGCTCGAAACTCAGCGATTCGGTTCATTCCAGATCTCCGTGATTCCTTCGCTGAGAATAATCACGATTCGTTTCTTTTGCAATACGTTTAGTTTTCACCCACCTAAACAGAGCGTGATATTTTTTCCGAATGACTACTCTCGGCGAGCGCATCGCTCAATTCAGAAAGAAAAAGGGACTCACCCAACTGCAGTTGGCGGAGCTTTGCGGGTGGGAGAACGGCCAAGCAAGAGTCGGAAACTACGAGCGCAGCCTGCGCGAGCCATCGATCTCTGACCTGCGCACTCTGGCAGAAGCTCTGGACACAACGCTGCTAGCCCTTCTTGAAGAAACTCCAACCTCCACATTTCCATCGCCGGACGACTACGCCCTAATCCCGCTCTATAGCGCGGCGGGTGCAGCTGGCCGCGGCCACTTCAACGACCACGTTGAGGTCAAGGGGGGGTTGGTTTTCAGGCGGGAATGGCTCAAGCGTATGTCTCTTAAAGAACAATGTTTACATGTTATCTACGCAACCGGCCATAGCATGGAGCCGGTCATCTCTGACGGTGATGTCATTCTGATTGACGAAAGCCAAAGAGAGCCAAGGGACCAAGGCATCTACGTCATTCGCCGCCCAGACGGAGAATTCATCATCAAGCGCCTGATTCAAACCGCCCTGGGAGGCTGGATCATCAGAAGCGACAACGATGACAAACGCCTTTACCCAGATGAAATGGCACGAAAGTCAGACATAGGCGATCTGGTGATCATTGGTCGCGTGGTATGGCACGCTGGAGAACTATAACGATTTGAATTTTTCAGCTTGACCAAAAAGAAACGATACGTGATATTTGCCTCGACTCTTCACCACAGAGACGAGGCAAGCCATGCATACCGCCACACTGCACTCCCTTCCGTCTTGCTCGCATGAACGGATATTTGAGCTCCGCCGCGCGGCAAGCGCCGCAGGCGTCCGCTACATCCCCAACAAACCACGCCTAGTCGGCACAAAGGCAGCTCCCTCCGCTCCATTTGGAGGTGATGCAGCATGACAAAGTACCGACTCCGACAACCGTCGTTTATCCGTCTGCAGGCTCAACTGAACCTAACCGGTACCTTCCACCTCTCGCTCGAGGACCAGGCCGCGCAGGCGATCGTTCACGGCAAGATCACTACCGAGCGCAGCGAATCCTCCGTGCGGATCGACCTTCGCATGGGCGACCAGCACCACAGCCTCTCGATTCCTTCCTCCGGGAAGTCCAACGCCACCACCGTTGCGCAATGGCTGGAAGGGATCGCGAACGGCCAACACGAAACGGCCAAGTTCAAACCTACCCGCCGCTGGCGGGCGGCAGCGTGAGGTGTAGCCATGAGGGACCTGACCCTGCAGCAAGCCGCACAGCGGCTGGGCCTGACTCGCCCGGACCTGATAAAGCGAATGCGCGCCGCGGATCTCCTGAATGAACGGCGGCTGCCTGCCCACCCCCAACGCGACCACCTGTACCTACGCGAACACGAGGGCCATTGGCATCACCCCGAGCTTGGCCCGCAGTACAGCAGCTCAACCAGAGTACGCCCGGCGGGCCTCATCTGGCTGGAGCAGAAGCTGGGCCTTGAGCGAGCACTGCCCCCGGCCGATCAGGATCGCCGCGATGTCGGCTGACGAAATCCGGCCGCGCGCCTATGCACGCCACATCCTCGCGCTGGAAACCAAGCAGCAGAGGCAGGCCGCGCTGGCCGAAGTCCCCGAACACCTTCGGGAACTTGTACGAACCCACGTAGAGATCGCCTGGAACCACCCCAAGGGGAACAAATGAACAACGCACGCCGACGCCAACTGCAACAGATCACCGCTCAACTCGAAGAGATCCGCGAGCAGATCGAAACCCTGGCTAGCGAGGAGGAGGAGGCCCTGGACGCTATGCCCGAGAGCCTGCAAGACAGCAACCGCGGAGCGCGCATGGAAGAGATCGTCGACCAACTCAACGAAGCAGCCAGCGGCATCGAGGACGCGGTAGCCGTGCTCAACGAGGCCGCCGCATGAGCACTCTTCGCGAACACCAAACCGGGCTCCGCCTGCAACCGGCACCAAGGGCACAAACGGTTGAGCATCTGGTGCGCATCTTCGGCGACGTACTGGTTCCGCTGGATGCTCTGCGCGAACGCTGGTTTCGCAACCTCAACAGGGACAACTTCGGCAAGGCCGTACGGGACGGCCGGATAGCCTTGCCAATCACCACCCTGGATGACAGTGCGAAAGCTCATCAGTACGTCGAGGTGCACCAACTGGCGGCATTTCTCGAACAGCGCGCCTACCTGGCCGACCAGGACCTGGCTCAACGACTTCAACCCCAACCGGGATCAGCAGAGAGCTGATCCTCACTGGCCGCCACCACCGGCCCTCTCATCAATGGAGCACACCACCATGACCAGCATCCAGCAAATCATCTTGGCCACCACCACCGCGGGCGCATTGCTGATTCTTATCGCAACCGCCTATCTAGCGGGCCGCAAAGATCGACAAGCCGCCCTCGAGGAGGCAACGAATGCCGCCTACTTACGCGGCATCACTGTGGAGCGTGAGCACACCCGCGCCCTGCAGGCCGATATCGCAACTCTGAACCAGCGCATCACCGAGCAAGCCAACACCATCCATCAACAATGCGACCAGGCCAGACACGACGACGAAGCGATCATGCAGGCCCTGGACGACCATCAGGTGCTTGCCGCTCTCGCCTTGACGGACAGCGAGCTCGATGCCATTCGCAACGCATGCCGTCTACTCAACGGACACGCCCGGCGGTTCGCGAAAACCGGCACCACCAAGCGCAACGCAGACGCCGAAGCCCAACAGCAGCTCGCCGCAATCCTCCAGCGGCTCGCCATCACGGATCTGGCCAGCCAGAGCGCAGACGCCGAAGCGCAGGAGGCCGCATGAACTACTCCAGCCTCTCCACTTCCGACCTGCTGAAGCACCGCAGCCACCACGTCGACAGCCTGACCCGCCTGCGCCGCGCCCGGCCGCAGTGGGACGAGGACGCTGCTCTACGCGCGGAAATCACGATGACCGATATCAGCGACCAGATCCGGGAGATCGATGACCACCTTCGTCCGAGCGGCTGGGAGTCAGTCGACCTCGACTACTCCGGCGACACCGCGCCGATGTGCATGTGAGGCCGACCATGAACCGGATACTCGACATTCTGATTCCCCGCTTCATCACCGAGCGAGTGGCGCTGCTCGAAGCAACTGCCGGCCACTTGGAGATTGCCTGCGCCATCTCCGACGTGCGGCCGAACGAGCGGTTCGACGGGATCGCCACCATCCGATCCTTCAACCTGCTGGGCTTCGCCTTGTTTCCGAAGATGGTGGACGGCCCACACGCATGGCCAGTGCAACTCCACCCGAGCAACAAGGACTCGGCGGATGCAATCAATCTCCCGCCCTGCCCCTGGTGCGATGGCCTAGACGTCGACGCCTATGTGTTCTGCCACGAATGCGGATGCGAAGGCCCGAAGTGCGAAGACGTGATCTTCAACGCCGAAGACTTCCGCCGCGTGGAACGCGAAGGCGCCCGCCTCTGGTCTGAGCGGACCAGCCGGAACCGGCATCTATTCGATTCGAACGCGGCCGATGGCCACTGCGTCTACCCGAGGAGCGCCCAATGACCGCCCCTATCCCGGCTGGCTGCGTAGCAGCACTCCGCCAGGGCGGCGCCCTGGCACACGCCACCCACAGCACCCAAGCCCCGGCCGCGCAGAAGCGCGGCGGCGGCATGGCACGTCGCATCCAACTGATCGCCATCGCCCAGGGCCGCCAACCGATGCCCGAGGGTGGCGCTATAAAAAGCCACTGCTGCGCAGCAGCAGGCATATTCCAACCCAACCTTCAGCACACGCCGAAGGCACGCATACCCCACGAAAGGCTGCGCCGGGGCGCGAAGCACATAGCCACGCTTCGCTTAATGACTCGCTCGCCCGCGCAGCTTGTCGAGGGGGAAAAGCGCCCACCGAAGCCCACCGATAACGCACTGATCCGCACGCTGTGCGCGCAGATCCGCGAGCAGAACCAAGAGATTGCCGCGCTGCGCATCGCGAACACCGACCTCCTCCAGCGCCTGGAGAAAGCCGAAGGGGGACGGGCATGAGCAGCTTTCAGCAGCACCTCCACCAGGCAGCCCAACAGCGCGCCCTCCCGTTCCAGAAAGAGCTTTATGTCGACCTCTTCGCCGGTGCCGGCGGCGCAAGCAGCGGGGGTGCTCGCGTCTATCGAGACCCAGACATTGCAATCAACCACAACCCCATTGCCATTGCCGTTCACCGAGCCAATCACCCAAACACCCTCCACTTCAGGACAGACGTTTTCGAAGTAGATCCGCTAGAGGCTACCGGCGGGCAACCCGTGGGCATTCTGTGGGCCTCGCCCGACTGCCGCCACTTCAGCAAGGCCAAGGGAGGCGCGCCTCGCAGTAAGCGGGTCCGCTCCCTCGCCTGGGTCGTGGTCCGCTGGGTACACGCTACGCGCCCACGTATGTTCTTCCTCGAAAATGTGGAGGAGTTCCAAGACTGGGGGCCTCTCGACGAGTCCGGCAAGCCGATCAAGAGCGAGGCCGGCCGCACGTTCAGGGCATTCATCGCTTGCCTGACCACCGGCTTGGCCGAGGACCACCCGGACATGCCCGAGATAATCGACGCAATCGGGCTTTGGGTTCCCAGGCAAGCACTGGTGCGTGGCCTGGGCTGTGATGTTCAGTGGCGTGAACGCCGAGCAGCCAACGCAGGCGCCCCGACAATCCGCAAGCGCCTATTCATGATCGGCCGCACCGACGGACGTCCGATCGTCTGGACCTCCCCGAAACGTCACCAGGCTCCGCAGCCGGGCCAGCTACCTTGGCGCTCTGCCGCTGAGTGCATCGACTGGAGCGACCTGGGCACCAGCCTGTTTGACCGCGCGCGACCACTGGTGGACAACACCTGCCGCAGGGTGGCCAAGGGGTTCTGGAGGCACACCGTCATGGCCGACCAGCCCTACCTTGTCCCGATGGATGCTCAACACCTGGCGGCGGCCAGTCTCACGGAGTTCGCCAACGCGAGCAACCAACGCACCTTCAGCGTGGCCGAGCCCCTGCGGACGCAAGTTGCCCAGGTCAAGGGCGGACACTTCGCACTGTCAGCCGCAACGCTGGTAGAGATCGGCTACGGCGAGCGAGCCGGACAAGCTCCCCGCGCCCCCGGTTTGGCCAAGCCTCTAGGCACCGTCGTGGCGAGCGGTCGAAAGCACGCCCTGGTCACCGCAGCGATGGTGACGCTGCGTAAGGGATCTGTGGGCAATGGGCTCCTTCAGCCGATGAACGCCATTACCACCGGAAGCGGGCACCATGCCATCGCTGCATGCCACTTCGAGCAAGCCAACGGAGGGTTCTATACCGGTGACGGACGGGCTGCCGATGCGCCGCTCAGTACGATCCTGGGACGCGGCACGAACCAACGCCTGGCTACTGCGTACCTGGTGAAATACTACGGCACCGGGCACAACTGCCAGGACTTACGCGAGCCCATGCATACGCTTCCCACCAGAGAGCGCATGGCACTGGTTACGGTGACCAAGGTTCCTGCCAGCATCCTGCCGCCCGAGCTGCTGGAGCGCGCAAAGCGGTGCGCGGAGTTCCTACGCAAGTATCTGCCGGAGCACTTCAGCGAGCCCGCCGACGTGGTGCTACTGGGGGACTATGCCCTGGTGGACTTCACCCTGCGCATGCTCAAGGCACCGGAGCTGAAGATGGCGCAGGGCTTCAGCCCCGATTACATCATCGATCGCGGCTTGTTCGAGACCGCCGATGGCCAACTCGAATGGCGCCCCATCAACAACACCGAACAGATCCGCCTCATCGGCAACAGTGTTTGCCCGGATGAAGCGGAAGACCTCATCGCCGCCAACGCCGCGGACCTAATCGACCTTTACCAACGGGAGGCAGCATGAGCCAGAAGACCCAACCCGACAGCATGCCCTACGCCGAGGCGGTCGACCTTCCAGAGATCAGCGTGGAGCACTCCACCGAGTTTCTGACCGGTTCCGCACCGTGCGCCGGCGTATCCCGACCACTGCCCGCCGCCTGGCTAGGCCAGCGCGGCATCTATCGCTCCAGATTCGAAGCCGTCTGCAACGGAGAGCAGTTGGTGGATCCGCTGACGCTGGGGGAGTTGATCCAGCGCGCCTGGCCTTCCCCTTCGACGGAACTCGCCGAGCGCGGCACGCAGCACCGTTTCAGCACCACCGAACAGACCTGCCGGCACGACTTCTATGGCGTCTGGTGGAACGATAGCGGCGTGACAAAGACCGGCCGGGAGTGCCGGCACTGCGGGTTCCTCGTGGCGGACATGACCGAGGCGGCGGCCGAGCAGGCAGAGGCGGAGCGGCCGGAGGTAGTGGCGTACTTCGACCGAAACTATCCAAGCACCGGCGATGCCTTCATCTGGTCGAACTATAAGGGAAGCCCATACGAGCCAGTGATGACCGTCGCCCAGCACGACCGCATCGTCGGGGCGCTGCGGGCTAAGGCTGATCAACTTCGCGAAGCACTCGAATGGCGTAAGGAGAATCAGGCAGGTCAGCGCGAACTACTGCGTTCAGTGACAGCAGAGCGCGACGCCGCCCTGGCCAGGGTTGCGGAACTGGAAACAGCTCTGGAACCGTTCGCAGCGGTTGCCGACGCCTACGACGATTCCGAGGATGACGATCACGAGCCGTACACCGACATGGGGTGCGACGACAGCTTGCGCTTGACGCTTGGCCAGCATCGGGCTGGTCGAATCGCGCTGGAGGGGCGCACGCCGCAAGCCCAGGCTCAGCACAGCGTGCCGGAGGGCTGGAAGCTGGTTCCGGTAGAGCCGACCGAAGACGTACTCGAAGCGATACACAACGGCGGTTATGTCGGCGATGACCAAGAACTGCGTTGGTTTTACCAATCCATACTCGCCGCCGCGCCGGCACCGGGAGGTGAGTGATGCCCGTCTTCGAAGTGGTGAGCGGAGGTGACCGCCGCAGCCTGATGAAGCGCTTCGAGCGCAAGAGCAAGCAGCAGGCTATCAGCGAACTGGTGGACTTCCATCTGCTGAACTGCGCCCGGATCGAGAAACTGGAGCGCGCCCTACAGACGGTTGTCAACGCTGCCGACCATGGATCGTGGCCGACTACCGTTATGCACGGCATCGAGGTGGCGCGCGCTATGCTCGCCGCCGCGCCCGGCAAGGAAGTGCCGCAGGCATGGCTCGACGTTCAAGCCGAACGACGCCGGCAGGTCGAGGCCGAGGGCTGGACGCCGAAGCACGACGACGAGCACGCCGATGGACAGATGGCCCAGGCAGCCGGCTGCTACGCGCTCCACGCCGGCGGAATCGGCACGGACTGGCCGGACGGTCGTCAAAATGGCGCTGCACTGTTCTGGCCTTGGTACAAAGATTCGTGGAAGCCGACCACCCCACGCCGCGATCTGGTCAAGGCCTGCGCCCTGGCGCTGGCCGAGATCGAGCGCCTGGACCGAGCAGCGGCGACTCAGGGAGGGCCAAGCGATGCGTAGAGCACTGACCGCCCTCGGCATCATCGCCGCCCTCGGCCTGGCAGTGGTGGGGCTGGTGGAGATATTCCCGATCCTGCACACGCTGGCGGCCTGGCAGACGGGGTGCTTCGGATGAAGCAGAAACCAGGCATCCGCCCAGCGAAGGCCCGCCGGATCAGGGGCACATGCCCGCCAAGGCTGGTCCCGTCACCGGTGAGCCGGTGCATCCTACCTGAAATCATCCATGCCCGCGGCCCAACGGAAAGGGTCGCGGAACAGCCCGGCCGGAGAGCTGGGATAGGTAACGCCCAATGAACACCCTGTTTCTGTTGATGGCTCAGTACGATGGCGCCGCCATCATTCCCCTCGAACGCGTCTGCGCCGACTACTTCAGCCACCTGACTCCCGAGAAAATGAAGATGAAGGTAGCGGCCGGCGAAATCGACTTGCCGCTGGTGCGCATGGAAAACAGCCAGAAGTCTGCGCGTGGCGTACACCTGACGGACCTGGCGAACTACCTTGACGAACGGCACAGAACGGCGAAGGAGGAGCACGAAAAGCTCATGGGGCGCAGAACCCTGCGCCGTGCATCCTGACCCTGCCGCCTACCGGGCCTCGTTCGTGGGGCCCTCTATTATCTGCTCCAACCACGGCCAGTCTTCGTACTTGTCGCCGTTCCCTCTCAGATGCGTGTAACGCCGCATCGAATTCCAGTCCCGATGGCCCGAGACGCTGGCCACGCGCGGAATATCCCATCCGATTTCGAAAAGCCGACTGATGCCATCATGGCGCAGGTCGTGAAAGTGGAGATCATCGATCTCCAAGAAGCTGCAAGCCCTGGTAAACGAAGCGCTGACCGACTTCGCGTTGTAGGGGAACACGAACTCCTCGCGCCGGGGCATCGAATGCAGAATGCGCCATGCCTGGTCTGGCAGGTGGCACCAGACATCATTCCCGTATTTCTGGCCCGGATTCTTCATGTCCGTGATCAGCACTGCCTGGCGTGCTTCGTCGATGGCGTCCCAGCGGATCCGGGTGATCTCTTCCTGGCGGCGCGTTGAGAAAATCGCAAAGCCGATCATCCGAACCATGTCGATCTGCTGCTTGCGACGCTCCCGCATTTCAACGAAGTGGGCAAGGATGGTGTCAAGCTCTTCCAGAGTTGGGCGCCTGTCCCGCTCGTTGCTCCTAGAAACGCCTCCCATCTTGCGCAGAACCCGCCTGGCGTCGGCCATGGCCATCGGGTCCACCTCGTAGCCCCATGCTGGGCGCGCAACCGTCAAGACGGCGCCGAGGTGAGAAAGATCATTGCCTACGGTCTGCGGCTGCACGCCGCCCTTCTCGATGCGATCCATTGCGTATTCGACCAGCACCTGGGAAGTCAGATCCCGGTCGACCACATCCCCTAGCCATGTCGCGGCTATCGCCTGGAGCGTCGCCTCCTTGGTCCTGCCCAACGGTCGCAGCTTCCCGTACTCCTCAAGATACTGCCTGATCATTTCCCGAACAGTGACGCCCTTGCGGTTGGCTCGCTCGATCGCGCCTGGGGCTGCCAACTCTGCCTCTCGGCGCTTCAGCCAGTTCTGGGCCGCCGCCTTCCGGTCGAATGTCTGGCTTTCCTGATAAACTGCCTTCCCCTGCCGCAT